CCTGCGTGAAAGTAAAGCTGCTTTAGTTCTTGTGTGAGATCAACGCGGTCTTTCTGTGTCAGCACTCGATACTTTGAGTTCTCTAGTGCCCTGCCCCTTGCATCTCTCGCTACTAGTTCGTCTTTCATGTTTCCCCTAAATCAAATACATCGGTGGATGAGTGTGAATCTTACGCCCATCCTGTGTCAATAAATACCACTTCATGTCGGTCTTGTCAAAATAAGGGCTCTCAAACCCATCCCATTGTCCTAGTTTCCACCCCATTTCTCTTGCCTCTGCTGCGACATCAGCGTTTGATTCCATTGCGTAATTCAGCCAGGCACACACCCTGAGAAAGTTGTCAAACCTATCGAGAGCGTTCTTAGGACTCCCACCCATGCCCCTGTTCTTCCGGTGATGAATTTGCAGTGTCTCAATAGCCCCACAATGAGGGCAGTGATCATGAACTTCCCTGACTCTTTTGAGAACCTGCGTTCTATTCATAACCTCGCCTCACTAGACATCAATTTCGCCTGTGTTGCTAACACCATTGAGGCTGTCTCAATTGACCTAATCTTCTGCTTGATGCGAGAGAGCTCAGCCTTGCGTAAATCGCGCTGTAATCGAGCCTCAGCCGATTCTAGCTTTGCTAGGGCTTGTCTATCGGCAACAGTTCCCTGAGCCTTTAGGAAGGCTTTTGACTCTGCTGTGTCTAATTCATACTCAGCTTCAGCCAAAGCCCTCTCAGCCTCAAATAAAGCGTTAGAGCCCTTAGTGTTCTCCGCTATCAGTTCTGCTAGTTGATGTTGAATCTCCTGAATCATGCAGCAACCTTAGTAAGAAGCTAATGACTTCTTGATTCCAGAACGCAGCTTCACTTTCGTTTCCCCTGAACTTTGCTACTAGATACGCTTCTTCCAGTTCCTTCAGCTTCACTAGCTGTAAGTTGGTTGGCACGATCCTTCAGCCTCTCTAGGACTTCTTCCGGCGCATTGTTGGCCTTAGCTGTTGTGTAGAGAGTCCTAAGTGCCTCTACTGTGTCAAGGCTATCAGCTTGAGCGATGTAATCAGGCTGGACTTTCATCATCTCCTGCCTGGATGCCAAAGTCTTTGGGTCTTTGTTCATCGAGTATCCCATAACCATGAGGGCGCGACCAATTGCGCTGGTCTCTGAGTTAGGTAGCGGTGCGATGTTAGAAGCACCTCCGTTGCCCTCCTGCTCTGCGGCGTGACCTGTGGCTTTGGCTAGTTTGTTAGCCTGATCACCGGCAGACAGGTAAACAGTTGCCTTGACAACATAGTTGGGCTTGTCATCCTCTGAGTAAATGTTCAACCACTCAGTCTCGATGCGACCATCGGGGTAGTCCTCATGAAACTTAGCCAGCCTTTCCCCGACTGTTGCGTAGTTCTCTAAATCAAATCTCGCCATCTTCTTCATACTCCATTTCTTCTACTACTTGCCATTTATCTGACATCCAAAAGGCTTGAGTTATCCCATGAATGTAGAGTCTTTCTAGTTGCCTGGCATCGTCGAGGACTACCCCTGCGACCTTGCCGGTTATTGTTGTCTCACCCTTTAGCAGAGTGACCTCATCGCCTAACATCACTAACATTTCTACCTCTTGTGAACTACTAGATAAGGCACACCATCTCTGCGTGCTTGTCTTGATGCTACCCGAATTTTCTTGCCCTCAATCTCCATGTAGGCGTGTTTGGCATTGCCCATTGCATCAAGCACTTGTGACTTAGCCTCTCGCAAATCGCTATTCGCCTTGTCGTAAGCAGCTTGCAGGTTAGACAATTCAAACAGCGCCTCAATCTCAACCTCTTCATTGACAATCTCAGGGTGCTGATACCTGACTGCCTCATAGGTTGACTCTGATCCATCCCAAGCAGGCTTCTCATCTGACATCATCATTGTGTAGAACTCAGCAACCCTTTGGCGCTGCGCCTCAATCTCGAAGTCATCCCTAGCGACCCAAGTGTCATACCAGGTCATTCCGGCAACTGCCACAATCGCTGCTTGCTTTAGTCCGAGAATGTCCATGTAGTGCTGCACCTGTGCGACATAACCGGCAGGCACTGAGTCCCAAGTAGATCTAGCGGTCTTTACCTCGACAACAATCCATTCGCCTGTCTCGCGGTGTCTGGCTAGGGCATCGGGGTTGGCGTGCCTGAAAGGCAATAGGGCATCTTGATAAGTGCCTGTTGTAAACACTTCATACTCAGGGTGCTCCTGTGACCATAGTCCCAAAATGGGACTCTCGAAAGCCTTGCCAAAACGAATAGCCCAGTTCTCTTCAATAAGGCTAGGAATCTTGCCGGTCTTCTTTGCCCAGAGAGCATAGGCAGACTCATAAGGGTTGAGCCCCATGATGGTCGAGACCTCTGATCCCCCGATTGAATCTTCCCTAGCCTCATGCCAAGCGCTAGTTCCCGACTCGAATACCCCCAAAAGGGTTGCCTCGTTGAATTTCTTAGGTGCGTGTAGGTCAAGCATTTAGTTCCTTTCGACTTATAGGGTTACCTTATGAGTAAGCACCGACATTTTGACCAGAAGCAGTATGGGCTACTGAAAGCCATACACGCTGCCGGCGGTGCGCCCTGTGAGGATTTCCCTGAGCTGTTCTTCCCTGAGGAGTTTTCAGACTATACAAAGAAACGCCTGGCTACTGTATTAGCCAAGCGCCTCTGTGATGGTTGCCCTGTGAAAAGGCAATGCTTTACTTTTGCTGTTGAGACCTCGCAGAAGTATGGCATTTGGGGTGGGACATCACCCTCTGAGCGTTAGGACTTCTTAGTCGCGATAGAAGTCAGGATAGAAAGCAAGCCTGCACCTAGTGACACAGAAGCCATACCAGCCCAGTCAATCTCAAACAGACCAACTGTGCCTGATCCAATGTAGGCGATAGCAGCCTGAGCCACTGTCTTGATTGCTCTTTCACCTGCGTAGTTCCAAAAATCCCAGCTAAACATCAATCTCCTCGTTTCCGTATTTCTTATTGTTGTTATCCTGCCAGGTTGCGGTTGCAGTGTAGGCAGTGACGATGATGGTCAGGAGTGCAATCCCACCGGTCACCAGGTTGTTCGAGACACCTGTGTCCCAGAAGAATGTCGCAGCTCCAAAGACAATCATTGCTACTGAGAGTCTATAAGCTCCGTAAATTAGTTTGCGCCTGAACCGCCAGTTCACCTGGCCGCGAGTGTCCTCATTGCCTAGAAAGAAAAGTGCATCTATGGCGTGTTTGGCTACCCTCTTGATGTCCACCAGCGTTTCCTTTTCCTAGTTCTTTTGTTGTCCCTTTGCGAACGCGGACTGCTCTTGAATAGCGCAGTAGAGATTTTGTTTGGCTGAGGTTGCGGCGAAGATGGCTCTTGGTCTTGATCCGAGTGTTGCGTGCAGGTGTGCTCCTGTGCTTGCGCTTCCGGTGTTTCCGACCTTGATTCCAAACTCCTCACCAACCTTTACCTTTTGACCGACCTTGACATTGAAGGGCTTTTTGCAACCTGCCTTCGGGCCACCGCAGGAATCCCTGTGCTTGTCGCAGGTCAGGTGTGCGTAACCGATTCTCATAGTCTTGTTGCGGATGTAGTCCCAAGCGGTCTGCTCGACACACCAACCTAAGATTGCTGACCAAGAGACTAGGCGAATAGTCCCTGAGGCGATGGCAGGGATAGGAGTGCCAGAAGGTCTAGCCCAGTCAGTCCCAGAGTGCGGTTGCATCTTGTTTCTTATCCGATACTCAGAAGATTCCCCATAATGAGCAGTGATGTATTTCTCAGGGAAGGGTTGAACCCACATTAGGCCAGTATGCTCCACATTGCGGCGATGAATCCCGTCAAGCCTGAACCCAAAGCTGTGAAGGCTAACTTTTCGATCCATTCAAGTCTCGCTAGTTTCTGTTCTACCTGATTCATTCTTGCCGGCAGGTCACGCAGTCCCTTTAGCTCAGTGACCATCTCAATCTGAGTGGCGTGTAATTCGAGAAGCTTCTCGTAGATCTGGGCTTGGGTGATTCTAACCGACTGTGTTTCCTCTGGCATAAGTAAATTCTACCAGTCAGGGATTAGCTCAAAAATGCTTCGACTTCTGCCTCAGTTAGTCCGAGAGCAGCGAGTTTTGCCTTTGCTGATTCTAGGTTAGCTAGACGATCTGCCTCTGCCTGCTCCTGAGCAAGTCTGTCGGCTTCTGCCTGAGCTGCCA